CCTGCAGCAGTCGGTTGGTGCCAGCATCCTTGCGCCAGCCCCAGAATAGGGGGGCATCGACTTGGACGAAATAGGGGCGGCGGCCCAAGGCACGCACTTCCGCCAAATTCAATGCGCCAGTGGCAGCCGGGTAGTCCACCAAAATGGCGCTATGGCCGTAAGTCAGGCTGCTGACCAGTGCGCGGCGGGCATACTCGTTAATGCTGGAGCCCAAGCCGTCGATGTTTTGGGCCAAGTCCAACCAATACTGGTCGCCTTCGATGTGGATCGGTTTGCGGAGGATCGCACCAGCGGCAGTCTCGATTAGGCGGCTGGTGTAGGGGCTCAGGACGCTGCGGTCTACGCGGGTGGTGTAGGCGTCCTGGTCTTCGCGGGGTTCCTGTGGTAGGTACGTTTCTGACAGGTCGCGGATGTAGTTGGTGCCACGGGTGACGGCTGCCATTACGCCCCAGTCCGGCATCATGGCGATGACGTCCAAGCTGCGGACAAAGGGGGACTCGCTGACTACAGCGCCAGTCGGCGGGATATTGGCGCTGTAAACCACGGTTGGGCTCCTACTGTGTACCTATTTTGGCACTTTGTATCACCATTTTTCGCGGTTTGCCCAGAATGCAGCAGACATCTTGCCTTTGGCGATGTTTTTTGCGTGCCGTGCTTTGAACGATGCCCTTCTGGCCTTGTCTGACGCTGATTCTCCTTTTTGTGCTGGTGAGCCAGATACGCCCTGCTGGCCGAAACGGATGAGTTTTACGACGCCGTTCTCTCTTGCGAGGACTACGTGCGATTTTTTCGGGTGGTTGGGGGTGCGCTTGGGTTTGTTATAGCCGGAGAATTGTTCGCCCCGATACTCAATCATCGTCTTCTTCCTCTTCTACTTCGTCATCGACGTCAACTAGGACTTCGATGCCAGTGAAAATGTTACCCATGAAGCCGGCAAAGAGGGCGGCGTCTGAAGGCGTGCGGAAATTAAAGGTGACTTCAGTGCGACCCGTCTCGGCATCGACTTCGATGAAGGTGGGGTGGCCGTGGATGGTGTGGATGGTCATTAGCGGCTGATTTCCTCCCAGTCCATTGATGCGTGAACATTAGACGTAGACACACTTGCTGTAGCGATAAGGCTCAGTTCGTAGGGAGTTTCTGTGAGGCCGTCGCGTTCCAGTTGGAATTTGAACAGCGCCTCTTTGAGGATGTCCACTGATGCTGTGCTTTGGTTGGTAGAGCTAAAATAACCCTGAGCCAAGATGCGGCCTCCGGTTGTAGCTGTTCCGGTAAGGTTGTACTCGACGCTGGAATTGCTGCCGGCGCTTGTCCATGTGCCGCCAGTAGTTGTGGGGCTAGCGACTACGCGCCAGCTGTAGTTGGCGTTGGCCGTGGCAGCAAGTAAAGATAAGGCTGTAAGAATTACGATTGCGTCTAGTGCAGTTGATTTGAGACGTAAAGATACGAGGGGATAGTACGTACCCGCTGTGGCAAGGGCGTGAGGGGACGTTATGGTTGTTCCAATGGCTTGCTGTAGGCCACGGAGTTCGTAGCCGCCCTCGGATAGGACCGTGGAACAGACCTGTTTCAGCGTGCTGCTACTCGCGGTGGCGGCTGTGTTGGTGATTTCGTAGCGAAGAGGTAGGGAAGCTGTGGTGATGTAGGTCGAGGTGATGATGTTGGCGTGGTGGAAAGAATGGCAGTGGATGAATTTACCGTTGATGACAAAGCCCATGCGGACTGTGCCGAGGCCCAACCACTCAATATCCATCCACAGGATTTGGGATTTGGTGGGATCCAGTGTGAGATTGGACGGGCCGGTGCCGTCAAGGCGGTCGATGTTCCAGTCGGATTGGGCGACACGGGTTTCGACCAAGGAACCGGTAGAGGAACTTCGTTCGACGAAGGATAGGGTGCTATTGGCCAGCTCCAGGTACATGCCGTTGGAGGCGCCGTAATAGCCGACGCGCTGGCGGAGGTTGGTCTTGGCGGCGTTAAAGGTGAAGGTGGACATCACCAGCAGGGATTTGCCCGGCTGGTAGGAGAAGCATTTGGTGGTTTCGCGGATGACGGAGGAGCCGGATGCCGTTGTTACGGCGAGATTGACCAGGCCAGCATTGGCATCGAAGGTTGAGGTGCCGCCGGTCGCGGTAGCAGTGGCCCATAGGCCGTTGTCGCGGTAGCGGTGGCTCGAGTCGAACAGCGTAAGCGGGCTGGATGTGCGGATCCGGCCGAAAGCGTCCGTTGCCCCAGCAGCATTAGATCCGCCTGCAGTGCCGTAGGGATTGGCATACGGACTGTTGACGGATATGGTGTTGAGTAGCTGCATGGCGGCCTCGGTATAAAGAAAGTGAGGCTACTTTTTGCCTTTTTTGGCGGTTTTGGCGGATGCCTTGAAGGCGGCGGCGGTGGGGGCGCCCTTCGTGCCAGGCTTGCGCATGGTTTCGCCGCTGCCGGCTGCGATGCGCTTGCGTTTTGCCGCAATGTTGCTATACAAACCGGGCTTTGCCATTACTTCTTACCTTTTTTGGTGGGTTTCTTCATGCCAGCCTCGCTCATGGCGATGGCGATTGCCTGTTTGCGGCTTTTTACTTTCTTGCCCGAGCTGGACTTAAGCGTGCCGGCTTTGTACTCGGACATGACTTTTCCTACTTTTTTCTCGCCTTTTTTGGGTTCTTTCTTGTCACCGTAGTGGCCGGGCATGGTAAGTCCTTGCGCTTACCACACACGATAGTTGGTCTTGCCCATGTTTTCGGGTTTTGCCAGGTTGAATACTTGTAGGCACATGTAGCCCAAGGCGTCGAACGCGTGATCCACGCCGAGGTTCTTGTTTGGGAGGCCTGTGCCGGGCGCGTAGGTCAAGGTGCGCAGGGATTTTATTAATTCTTTACATCTCGGGTGGATGAATAGGCGGCGGGTTCCAGAGGCATCGAGTAGTGCGGTGTTGACGCACGTGATTTTGTCGCGGATTTTCCAGGGGGATCGCGGGCTTGAGACTGTGAAGCCGGATTTTCGCAGGATGCTGTGGTCGGTGGCGCCAACGCCGCTGGTTTTGCGGGCGCCGCCGGTGGGGTCCGGGCACGCGATGATGCGGCGCTCCACGCCGTAGCGGGACTGGATTTCTTCGCACAGGTCCCAGGTGGTGGCGCCACCGGTCATGATGATTTCGTCGAATACCCAGAGGACGTCGCCCTTTTTCACCGCGCAAATGCCGGACATTGGGTCGATGTTGAAGTCCACCCCCAGCAAAAGCGGGAGGACTGGTAGGTCTTGGACGGTTTTGTCGATGTTGTCGTCCGAGAAGCTGACCGCGACTAGGCCGGATAGGTTTTCGAAGCTCGCCTCGAATTCTTGGCGGAATGTTCGAGGGTCAAGTTGGCCACGGGCCGCTTCGATTTCTTCCGGTGGGACATTGTCCCCTTGGATGGTGGTGAATTGCCACCGGGACCAGTCCGGGTCGTCCTCGTCGCAATAGCACCACATGTCGTAGAACCAGCTAGCGGTTCCATCTGGGGTGGAAATGAACAGGGCCCAGCCTTGTTTGTCGGCGAGGGCGGGGCGGATCACCTCGAACCAGACTTCGCGGTCCATGAACGCGGCTTCGTCAAGCACCACGCCGCTTAGGCTGCGGCCGCGCAGGGCCATTGCGTTTTCCGTGCCCTTTAATTCGATCGTGCTGCCGTTGACCAGCTCGATCTTTAGGTCGGTTTCGTTTTTTGACTTGATCCAGACCTTGGGGACTAGGCGTTTGAGGACTTTCCAGGCGATGTCCTTCGCCATTCGGTAAGTCGGGGCACAGTAGAAAAAAGTTTCGCCGGGCTTTTCGATTGCTCCGCGCAGCAATTCGATGCAAGACAGGTAGCTCTTGCCGAATCGGCGGCCTGCGACGAGGACACGGAAGCGTTTGCGGCTCGAAAACACTTCACCCTGGGCCCATCGCAGCTGCAGTGATGGTGCGTCGGCCATTTTTTAGGGGGGTACCTGTTTACAGTATCACAGGAATTGACCCCCTACCCGGGGTTGTGTAACAGAAGCGAGAAATTGGATTGTATCAGTAGGTTCCCTGACTGCCACCTGGCCCTGCGCAGCGCCGAACCCCACCCCCGGTGGGGGGCAGGGCCGGTGGTGCAGGTGTACTAGCCTCGCAGGGTCAGCCCAGCCCGCCGGGTGCCAGGCCGTTGTGCCAGGTGTTGCCGTGACGGACGCGTAGGACGATGGCCTGGCCGTCGCGACGGATGGTGGCGGCCACGGCATCGGCGGCGCTGCAGGCACTGCCCCAGCACGTGGCGGCCTTGCGATCGGCCGACTCGGTGACGAGGTCGGGGTAGGTGTGGAACGTTGTGGTTGCCATGGTTTGGCTGGGGTGTTGTTCTGTGCAATCCTAGCAGCACGCCGGACGGATCGCGACGGGCAACGCTCCAGATTTCGGATTTCTTCCGGTTCCGGTTCGGCGTGTTTCGAAATCGCCCGAATCGCAGGCCGCGACAGGTGAGACGCTAGCGGTGCAGTCTCAACCGTGGGACAAGTGGGACCGTGCGAACTGTGGGAGGCGATTTGCACGCTCGCCGCTTTTGCTGTACTGTGCAAGGCAAGCGACCCCTAGGCCCGACCCGTGGCCAGTCGCGCCCTCGCATGATCCGCCCCATCCCCACACTGCACGGCACCGCACTAGCGGTGTCCGCACTGTTAATCGCAACGGCCGCGCTCGCATTTGACGCCGGCCGCACCGCTTGCCCATCCCATCCCGCACAAGCAGCCCCCATCGCCCGAGGTGCGGTTTGACCCTTACCATCTCCGACCTTCTGGCGTACGCGTCCCGGCAGGCCCGCATAGAAGCAATCGACTATTTCGATCCCCGCTATCCCCGTGCTGACGAGGTGCGCGCATGGCGGAACGACCGTGGCCACCGCGACCGCGACCGGCGCCGCGTGTTCCGTACCTTCCCCGGTCGCATCCGCTCCAATGCGGCCCTGATCCACGGAACCTACGGGGACGCACGCCGCCTGGAAATCTCGCCCGAGGGGATCGACTACACCGCCTGCCAATACGCGGCCCGGGAAATCTGGCCGGCAGTGCTCGACTATTTCCAGCAAACCAACGAGGCCTGACCAGTGAAAACCTCCACCGCTTCAAACCACAAGCGCCGCCTAGCCAACCGGATGCGCAGCCTCTACGCGTGCGCCGTATACGATCGCCCGTCCCACCGTGACCTAATCGCCCGGGTATCGGCTGAGGTGTGGAACGACCCGGGCCTCAGCCGGTGCCCCGGTTGGGTTAGCACCGCACTGTTAGAAGTGCGCGCATCGCTCGCTGAGGAGATCTACCGGCACCTCGTCTGGGCCTTTATTGGCTCCGATGGCGTCCCACGCCAGCTTGACGACCTAACCGAAACCGACCGGCAAGCGGTTTTCGCCGGAACGATCCAAGGCGGACACTATTGGCTGAAAACCGACCGCAAAACCGAGGTGCTGCCCGATGGCCGCATCGTTGAAACCATCACGAAAACGCCCACCGTCGCCCTCTACTGATCCGTGCGCACCGAAACCCTCCCATCCCACGATGCGATCCGTTGGCGCCTAGACGGCAGCGGTTGGCGCATCATCGGCCAACATTATGCGGCCCACCCCATCGGCCTCCCCACGCGGGACGGCCTCGGGAATTACGTGCAAACCGAGCGCGTATGGTTGGCGCCAGAACCGATAGGCCGTGAGGCCATCGGCACCGCCGACGCCGCGTACATTGACGTTACCCGGTCACTCCATGATGTCCCCACGATCGACATAGGCACCGCGTGCCGTGAAATCCTGCGACGTGCCGCAACGGTCAGGGAATTCCCCACGCGTGCGGCCTATGTCGCCACGATGCTTCCGTATGCCCTAGGCACGGACCCCAACATCATCGGAGACCATTGGACCGAATGCCTGGATTGTGCCAACCGTGCGCAACGTCTAGGTCTGCTGGCGGCGTTGGCGTGATGGCTGATCGTTCCACCGATAAAGAACGCGCTAGTCGCGAGGCCGAGGCGTTGGCGCTTTTAAGCTCCGGCGCCGGGTCAGCCTATGCGGCCCAGGGTCTGGCCGAACGGCACGGCGTCAGCCTGAGGCAAGGGCGCCGCTACGTTGCGGCCGCATCTTTCGAGCTATGCGACGCGGCAACACCGGCAGAACTCGACCGGCAGGCAATGCTCAGTCTGCACCGGCTCGACCTAGTCGCTGGCCGTGCGATGCAGGCTGAAGATCACGCCCTAGCGGTGTCAGCAACAAAGGCCCACTGCGCCGCGTTGGCCCAGTTCCGGCGTGCGATCACCGCGCCGGCGGTTAGGTTCCGCCTCCCATCCCAGGTGGGCACCGTTGACCCCCCGTTCTGACCGACCACGCCCCATACACCCCAGGCCTGCCGCAACGGTGGGCCTTTCTTTATGTCCTAGTTGTGACCGGCACCGCCTCAAAAGTCGGCACCGTCAGCCCCGCCTAGACGCCCCAGCAAAGGCCCTCGGTTCTGGAGTGGACCCTACCCGTTGCGCCCCGCTTAGGTGGCCCTTGCTGGTGATCCTAGACGGCCTAGGCCCACGCTACCGGTAGCGTCCCATCCCCACCAGGAGGCCAAGGCGCCCCTAGGGGACCCATAAAAGCCCCAGAACCAAGGCTATGAATGGCTTTTTCGAGGCTATGAATGGATTTTCAGGCCCTTGAATGGCTTTTTAGGCCTTGAATGGCTTGCCAGGTCGCAGGAAATGGACTATTGTGCAAGACAAGAGGACAAGCCCAACCGTTAGGCCCCTCGCCCCAGTCAAATGGCCAACCACACCGCTATCCGCCAGCTGATCGAGTCTGCCGGCAGCCACTTCGTTTCTGTCCACTTCGTCAAGCAGGACGGCAGCCTGCGCCAGCTCACCTTCAACCCCAAGCATGTGGGCGAGATCAAGGGGACCGGTCACGCCCTGAAGGATCCAGGCGCTATCTACAACATCGTGCGGTGTATGGACATCGCCAAGGGCTGGCGGTCGTTCGACTGCCGCCGCGTGTGCAAGCTCACCGTGAATGGTGAAACCGTCGAGTTCAACCTGGAGATCGACAGCTAAGTTCCAGTCCTTGGATGGCTTTTTGTGCGGGGGCGTCAGCTCCCGCGCTTGTCTTCAATCGTGATGTTGAGGTTGGGGGTTTGATTGGCGGCTTCTTCCACGCTGCCTTCACCCATTGCACGCCCCAGACTATCCAGCAGTTGCGCCACCACTTGATAGTTGCCGCGTTTGAGTGCCTTTTTGACGGTGTGCATCCGCATGTTGTTGACTTGATTCAGGAATTCCGCTCGTTCACCAGCGAAGTCTTCCCGCATCAACAGTTTGGCGGCAGCAATATACTTCTCCGCCTGGCGGTAGCTGACACTGAATTTAGTGGATAGCTGGCAGGCGTTTTCACGGTATGCTCCACCCTGCAACATCAACATGTAGGCAGCGTTGACACGCTCCTGCATTTGAGTTTCTGTGATTGGACGACCTTTCGAGAAGCGGTTTTCAGCACGAGTGAATGGGGAAGGCAGACCTTTCGGCTTCTCCGGCTTCACTCCACCGTCAATCGGTTCGATGTCGTTGTCGTTCTGGTTGATGTCGTCAATCACGGGTGTGACAGTCACAAACTGCTGAATGCAGTGTAGGGCTATTCCAGTCCTGAATGGCGTTAGCGCCTGGCGCAGTAGCTTCCGGTCCGGTACCACCCCAGTGGGCATGTTCCAGTGCGTTGAATGATGTCCGGGCTGTTTGTCGAGGGCGTAGCCCGAGACGGTACGCAATAGCTGCCTGATGTGTACCAGCCAAGAGGACAGGTACCTACCTTGACTACCGGACTCTGGAGGCCTACTACAGTAGAAAGTACCAGTGCAAACATGGTGCGTTTGAATGCGGATGTAGAGGTTTTGTCGCAAGTTAGGGGCTAAACGCCTTGCTGTGACTGGGTTTCTAGGTTTTCGTGGTATGTCTTAACGCGTTCCAGGTAGGCATCCTCGGCTAGTGCCAGTCCGTCTTGGTCGATGCCGTACACGTCTGGCTCGCCGCACCTGCGGGCTAGTACAACCGTACCACCTGATGGGCGAATTCCAGTGAGATGCTGAAGGCCTAGTGAATATGCTCCAAGCTGATGGACGTAGCTGTGAGCGCCGTTCATGTAGGGCATTTTGTTGCTGGTGCTGGTCTTCCAGTCGCAAATTGTGATGCCCGGGTGGCCTTTGAGTGATACCAGGGCGTCGCATGTTCCAGCGAAGCCGGCTGGGTGGTGGATGCTGAATTCGCTGGCGAAAATTTCGGTGACGTTAGTCACGATCCAGTCAGATAGGCCTCGGGCGTAACCGGCGGCGCTCCAGCCAACTGGAGGCAAGTTCTCGTGAACTTTTTTCAGTGCCCATTGCGTGATTGGCGAGGGAATCCGAGCTAATCCACGCTCGTCCCACTTGATAGCGTTGCGTTTGTTGGCAGTGTTACGCGCCAGTCGTTGGGCTGTCTTGAGGAGATACTCGGCTTGGTTGTGGGCGAGGTTGCCTCGCTTGGCTGCTACGTCACGTTGTTGATTGGCTTCTGTGACGCCGAGGCGGGCGATCCAGCGCTCCAGTCCTGTGCGGTCACTCGTCTGCCCAAGGATGTGTGTAACACTAGAATATACATTGCCCTTTTGGTCGCGGTAGACCCTGAATGGGCCCGAATTATCTTGTACCAGCTTCCATTTACGGAGATTGGCTAGTGTGTCTTGTGTGTTGGAAGGCATTAGATACTCTTTCCCAATCTCAATATACCACTAAAAAAGCCCCTCGCAATTGAGGGGCCTAGTTATTGGGGACTTAATCAGGCAGCTTTGAAAGGGTTACCTCCTGTGAGAAGACGTGTCAGATCGAAGCCGTTGGATTTGGCCTCGATCCAGGCAGCATCAATGTGCTCCTGGGCGCCCTTCTTACGGGGCACCGGACGCAAGGTGTACTCGGTCAGAAGGCCCGAGCCTTTCTTGCTGAGATTGAAGTCCCAGGCAAGCAGGTCCTCGTAGTCGTCCATCTGGCTGATCTGATCCAGCTCTTTGATGATCGACTTTTGGGTCAGGCTCATCACTTGGACGGCGCCAGCGTCGAAGTTGTACACCGGCGTGGCCACGAAAAACTTGACGTCGTAGGTGCCGGGGCCGCCACGGCCTTCGCGGGGCTCGAAGTCGCCCATTTCGGCGACCACATCCTCGGGGGTGGGCTCGTAATCGAAACGGAAGGGCTTGGACTGGCCTTCGGTGTTGGCGCCCCACACCTCGTAACCTTCGAGGGGCTGGTCGGACAGCAACGCGAAACGGACCGAGCCCCCGTCAGTCAGCTTGCTGACCTGCAGGTAGCCGCCGCCGCTGGAACCGCTGTTGACTGATGCAGACGCTTTTTTGGAGAGAAATCCCATGATTCAGTAGGGGTGTTTGAAGGTCGCCCGGGGGCAACGAGTGTCACAGTAACACGTGGTTGACCGGGCGTCTACCATAGAAAAACACCCCAAGGCTGGACGGCCCTGGGGTGCTGTTTGTTCTTTCTTGTAGGAGTCTACCATCGTGTCGCATGAGTCGCAAGACCTGCTTGATTTCGTAGCGCAACTGCCTAGCGGCTTTGCCTACGCGCCCATCTACGTCAAGGATTCACAGCTCCAGTCCGGGAAAATCAGCAAGGGCAAGACCCCGCTGGAGAAATCCCACCATGTGGTGCTTGAACCGGCTGACGTCGCGCTCCAGATCCAGCGCAAGCCCTTCATCTTCCGGGCCGTTGGTGTCTTTACCGGGCCCCGTAGCCAAGG